CAGCGAAGCGGTTAATCCCACCTCGGGCGTGAGCGCCAAGGTGGTTCCTGCTGCGGCAGCTGGCCAACAGGCAGCTGCAGGCAGCCCAACTAAGGTGTCGGAAGTTTTCGATGCCTTAGCCCGGGACGAACATGGTGTGTTGGTCCGTGAGGTGGAATCTGCGAAGGGCTTGTGCAAAACCATTGCTCAAAAGAAAATGGAGAAGTGCTCGCTCGGACCAGAAATAGACCCAGAATATCATGAGAAGTATGATGAGATATATCGGGAGGAATTCCGTAAACTGTATCTTGCTCTCGTGAAACGTCAGGTGGAAGCCGACGTGATTGCTAGAATACAAGCTGAGACTCCTGCTGAGGCAGAGCAAGTGATTGCTTCTGTCGCAGTGGCGCCACAGCCTACTCTACCAACTGAGCCTATCGTACCGGCGCACCCGCCGGCACCCATCTCATGGATGCGCCATTTGTTCCGGCGTGGTCCTAGTTTGGCAGAGGAGGAGAAGATTGAAAAGGTCGAGGCCGAAACAGTCCCTCCCCCTCACAAGCTCTATGGCTTAAATTGCGTGATGTGTGATCAAGTAATGGCTGCGAAGCCTATTCACTATCATCCTTACTTCGTAAAGAAGCATCTGCGCGATCAATACGCGGCCATCGGGCTGGCCATCCCTGCACCACATGCGGTGCATGTTAAGTGCTTCCGTGACCTGCCGCCTCTGGACAAGGTCGAAAGAGTTCTCGAAGAGAGGAAAGGTCTCGGCTCCGAACCCACTAAACAGTGGAGTGAAGTCAGGACCGAAGCCTCCGAATTGGGCAAAACAATTCTAACGAAGACTGGTGAGTATGCCTCATTGGTCGCTGAAATTCCAGCCAATTTATGGAAGGCGTTGAAGGACGAAATAATAGCGCACCCTTTTAGGGGATCAGTTGAGACTGCTCTTGCAGCGTCTCTAGTATCTATGCCTATTGCATTGTTGTACTTCTACACCCATCCTGATTCTCTGCCGGAAGGCGGAGTTATTGTGTTGGAAGGTGGCGAGGGACGTGAGAAAGGAGGAGTGATCCTCAATATCACGAAGAAGATCCTCGCTGTAGCGGCCGTTGTTGGTCTCACCGGAGTTGCCCTTGAGAGCTTGATTGAAGTGTTCGAGGTTGCTACTCTTGTGTCCCGAATGATCGGGCTCGTCAAGAATGTTGGTGAGTCATTGCCGACACAGAAGGACTGGCTAGATCTTAAGGACAAAGCCACAGGTTTTTGGCAAACCATGTGGGATGATGCCAAGGATTGGTTCGACCTACCACTTATGTGGGCAGTACTGAAGAAGTCTGCGAAGCAATTCTTTGAAGAGCTAGTCAAGCGTATCTGCACAAAGGAATTCGCCCTGGCTACGGCAGCTACCTTCGTAGGTGGTGTGCTTGGTGTCATGGCTGCTTATTTCATTATGGCAGAGCGTGAGATGCTCCTTGGTGTTGTCAAACGTGTTAAGGACAAGGTGGTGGCAGCTCCAGCGCAAGTTTTTGCTGCTGTCAAGTCCGCGCCTGCTGTCATTAAGCGTGCTGCAAGAAACACTTTTTCTGGAGGGCGAAAGCTCAATGTTAAAGTGCGTAAGGAGTGCGCCGAAGACTGTAAGTGTGAGGACTGTACCAGTCCCGAAGGCCGTGGTAAAAACAAGGGTGGTGGAAGAGGCGCGCTAAAGCAACGTGCTGGTAAAACAGTGCGTGCTTGGCGTGTTTCGCGTGGTCAAGTTCGCGCTTTCCAAAACCGCCGATTCTCAGAGCAGGAATATGAGAATCTCAAAAATGAGGCATCCAAGCGTGGTGTCTCAGTGACGGAAATGATTAAAGTATTCAATTCCAAACCCGTGATCGTATATGAAAACTCAGATCTTGCACAAGAAATGGGTGACGAGTGGTTGAATCAAAATGGACAGGAGATTGATCTGGACTATGACAAGGAAGATGAAATGTCGGATGATGAGTGGGCCGAGTACCAGCAATGGAAGCTTGACCAAAAATCTCTCTATTCTGACGACACCGGTAAGGTGTCCTTCAAGGAGTCTGGTTCGGTAGTTGTCGACCAGTTGCTGCGTGAATGCGCAGTATGTCGCAATGAGGATATCTATGACCTTAAGTATTTGACCGCTATGATTATCGAGAACGCCAGCCGCATTGCTCAGTCTAGTGCTGCTAAGACCGATAAAAAGGTCGAACAGGCAGCGCTCAAGATTGAAACTGCGACAAAGGATATGCAATATGGCATTAAGAAGGCCATCATCTCCTCATACGATGAGGGTATGGATGATGTTCTAAGTGTTTTAACTAGCACTGAATCAGGCAAGCCAGAAGCTGAGTCCGAGGTGAAGGGGGAGGAAGAGGAGGCTACGCCAGAAGCTGGTAAACAGGTTAATAGCCTGCCTAAGCCCGACAAGAAGCCCGCTGCTGCGCCTAAGAACGCAGATGCAAAGGGTGACGAGAAAAAGAAGGCAAAGGCCCAGAAGAAGGTGGAAAAGCGCAAGGCGAAAGCTGAGCGTGAAGCCGCTGCACAGAACGAGTCTAAGGCCGAAGTTGAGTCTCTAAAGTTAGTGGTTGAGCAATTGACCACTCAGCTCAAGGAGGCCATGGAGAAAGGTAAGCAGCAAGCGCAAGAAATTGCCAAGCCTGTTTTCACAACTCCTATGAAGCCTGCAGCTACAAAGCCAAATCCTGTAGTGATACAGAAGAAGCCTGTAGCTGCCAAACCCGAGTCTGCGCAGCCCGTTTCTGCGCAAATCCCGAGTGAACAGAAGAAATATGACCTGGTGATGGGTTATCTCGAAGGAGAAAAATTCACTGCCATGGGAAATTGCTTCCGCATTCGGGACACGCTCAACGTATCCAAACATGTCATTGAGGACTGTGGAAAGCGTGATATCTACATTCGAGCTCTGTTGCCAACTGGCACGTGGGAGCAAGTAGCGTTTGATAAAGCTGAGAAACCTCTCTTTGTAGAGGAGGACTGGCTAATTTTCAAATTACCTACTAAACTCTCTGGGTGCTTAGGCAAGACTCCCTCACCGCCGCTTACTGGCAATGAGCCTAAACCGCTCAAGGTTGCTGTTTGTGGGTGGCTAGAGAAGGAGAATAAGCTTGATTGGTATGCGTCCACCGGTCTTCTGCGTGGAACAGACAAGCATGATGCGGCGACAGTCCCTGGCAACAGTGGCTGCGCGGTAACTCTGCCTGAAAATGGCTTTAAAGTCATAGGAATGCACTATGGCGGAAGCCCTTCTGTTTCCATGCCCAATACGTTCACACCGCTGACTAAGTCCATCTGGAACTTCTTGATGGGCCCAAAAGCGTAATGCCCCTCTACCTGCCAGGTATGAGGTGGTGGGAGAAACTCTCCCCCGATCCCGTTGTAAGAGTGCCATTCTGTGAAGGCATGCTTTATATGAAGTCTTTGGGATTCTTTCCAAAGGCCGACTCAAAAGGCAAACGCAATTACAGACCCGTTGTAAACGAGTACTTTGAACGGTATCGGGCGCAGGTTCCTATTGAATTTGACGAATCGGCGTACGATGTCATACGTGATACTCACGAAGGCGTCAACAAGTCAGTTCTGAAATATGATAGGCCCTGTGAGCCACCTCCTGGCTTCAGGGAGGATGTGTGGGCAATGGCGGTTGAAGATACGTTACAAGACTATGGTTTTCTGACAGGAAAATGCGTAGTAAAGGACCGAGGAGAGGTGATTATTGACCCTAATACCTCACCGGGAACAGTGTACAAGTGGAATGGGTGTCGCTGCAAGGTCGATGGCATAATAGACTTCCCCGAAATAGACAAGCTGCTGTGGGACGTGAATTGGATGCACAGTTATCCGATTCTGTTCAAGCAGTCTGGAAAGATCGAGTTAGTCAAAATTGCTAAGATCAATGCCAACGATATCCGTGGATTCACGGTCTCACCCTTGGATTTTGTCATGTTTACCGCAAGGTTAAAGCAGGACTTTGATGAGAAATTGTCAAGGTTTGCGAATTTTCATGGCCATAATCCTTGTAAAGTGGGAATGATAATGCAACACGGAGGTTTTAGTCGTTGGGGTGCCTACTTGGATGTAGCGCCCGACTGGCTTAAAATCTCAGAAGATGCTGTTAAGTATGACAGTACTTGGATGATGCGCGCCGCGCGAGTGGCACAAGCTGTCCGATTACAAGCTCATGACGAAACTAGCATGCCCATACAAGAGTTCTCAAGTCGATTAGATTACAGTGTCGAACAAGACATTCACTCATGCATTCATTTGCCCAGTGGACAAGTAGTCATGAAAGACACCGGACTCAACAGTGGGACTGTTGCAACATCGTATGATGGATCCATGTCACATACCGCTGAGTCACACTATGTTGTTAGGCGCGTTACAGGGTTAAATGCTGATCCGAACGCATACGGAATCATGCGCCGAAAGTATCGTTTCGGAGTGTATTCAGATGACAAGAACAGCTCAGTCCATCCGGATTGGGCAGAAATGTTCACGTTTGAAGCAAGGGCGAAAGCCTATGCTGAACTGGGTATTACTCTGGACAAGACAAAAGATGTCTCCAGTTACTCTCTGGAAGGCCACCAATGGCTCGGAAAAACCTTCAAGAAATTGGATGGGAAATACGTGCCAGTGGCTAACAGGAATAAAATCCTGTGTTCATTGAGAAATATAGAGGCGAAAATGTCTGACGAGATACATTTAGCACGTGCTCTGTCACTGATGGTCGAGGCAACTTTCACGGACTGTTTCGAGTGGATTCGTGGCTACGTCTTGTGGCTACTACAGTTCATCGAGAAACCTGAAGTGGAGGACGATCTTGGCCGTTGGCTGTTGTCGGTACCAACGTATCGACAATGCGTCCGCTTTTGGCTTGGGCAAGAAAGCCTAGAAAACTGTCCATGCAGTCAAGCAGAGCAATCTGATCTATGACTACAACATACTTCAATGCTAATGGAAAGCGAATACTAACACTATACAAAGAGGTTGGTTCCTTTGAGCTAGAAATAGAACTTAGGAATTTGATTCGGGATGTAGTGGGACGTAGACGCTATTATTTGCATGCGATTTCTAAACGAATGCAGTTACAGTTATTGTCTTACCATGAGCCACATAAATGTCCTCACTGTCTTAGACGATTTACAATCGAACATGATGGTGTTATATTACATACAAGTGGATTTGGTGGGATGACTTCTATATGTCAGGAGGATGAGTGCAATGACTATCTTTACTATTATGGTGAAGAAGGTCGAGTGTTCAGAACCCCACGCATAGCTGAATTCTGGGAGCCATGTGATCATTGTGCAAATACGGAGTGGATAGTTTACTGGGTGTCGGAAGACGGCGAGGTCATGAAAAAGAACATATTTTGGTTTGAAAAGACTGAAATGGACCAATTTTCTAAGGCGTGTAAGGTACGTGTATCACGCCAATGTTCTTGCTGTTGTTCCCCTCAACCTAAGTGGAAGGACATCTCGGCATCCGTTACCAAAATACTTTAATAGCTGTGGAGGTAACGAGCCCACGGTGTACTCGTTTAAAGTTGAGGATGCCGCATGTTGCGAAGCATAGCCCTGCAGCCGCCGACGCTGAACGTGAGCTCCTCCGCCGAGCTAAGCGTGAGAAACGCAAGGCCAAGCGGGCTGCAAAGCGCGCAGCTCAACAACAACAAACTCCCGGACAACAGCGACTTGCTTCCGAAGTCAAGCGAGAGGTGCAGCAGCTGCGAAAAGCTGAAGCCTCCGCTGGGCTGTCAGGAGGGAGTCGTGGAGGAAACGGAGCTAATTTCCGTAACCTCCTCGGTTCAATTATCGACCCTTTCAACTCAGAGCCAGTCCGCTACCCTATCACTAGTGGGCGAGAGACGGCTATTAACAAGATCTTCACGGTCGAAGCAGCCGGAGCCGCCTCAGATAGTGGAAGTGGAGCCACCCAGCCCCTCGTGCCAAACTGCGGGTTTGCTGTCGTTCGTCGGGACCCGCGTTGTGCGACCATCAAATACGATGCGTCGAACTCCGCGCGTACATCGACTTACGCGGCGATCTTCGAAAACAGCACCTCGGGCCTTAGTGGTAGTTTCCCCGGCAATAATCTTGCCGGCCAGCGCGTCACTCCAGTCAAAATGATTTGGACAGGCGTTGGCTTTCAAAGACATGGGCCGGAGCAATACATGTGGATTGACCCAGACGGAGTTGTGCGCTTTTGGATCGACGTGGAGGTGAGCGGTACTTCAACTAGTATCGCACGCTTCCTAGGTCTCGCGCCTACCAACTCCTACGTCCTTAGTGCTACAGTCTACCGAGGCGGCGTGGTGACGGAATTCATCACGACTCAAAATGCCTCAGGTAGTGGCGAGTACTTTGTCACTCTACCTGTTGGATACCCTGGCTACTGGGCTTTCCAATTCAAGACAGCTATTGGCATAGCACAAACAACCGTGACCTTTGACGTGATTACGAACTGCCCATGGAGCGCGCGGCATCTGGCTTTGAGCCAGTTCTCGTCCCAGATTCAAGATTTGGATCGTATCCGTATTAATTCAGCTTCAGTGCTGTATTCGGATAGGACGTCCGCTTTCATTACGCAGGGTAACATAGTCACGTTTCAGGGCACCTCGGAAGCATGGACCAATCATGTTGGGTTCAATACTGGCGCCGTGGGCCTGGGAATTAACAACTATTCAGTTGTCTCAGGCTATAACAATGCCAAGAAGGGCCCCTACAAGAATGGGCGTTACAATTTCCTCAAGCCAACCGGCGAACAGGACTTTGAAATGCTTGATCTAGGCGATGCGTCTGGGCAGTATAAGTACCCACCTCCCATTTCGTTCGAAGACGAAGGAGACTACCTCGTAGTCATGTTCGATGCTTCGACCATTGCTTCAGGCAATGCGATATCTGGTGAATGGACTTTCTGCTACCACGTCGAAACTGAGACGGAATCTCAGTGGCGTGAGACGAAGCCGCCCACGATCAATCCAGTGGTGATGCTCGATGTTTTCTGGGTTCTTGCTGGCGCGAGTCAGGATTACGAGAATCCGAAGCATCTGGCGCAAATTTGGAATTGGGTGAGGCAAAATGCGGGGCAACTCGCATCTGTCGCTTCCTCCGTTATTCCACTACTGCCACCACAATTCCAGGCGCCAGCGGCCATGGCGGTTGGGCTTGGCCACCAGCTTCTGAAGAGGAAGTGAGGGTTGAAACCGGTTAAAGAGGTAAGCCTCGGCCACCGGGTGAACAAAAGGCTAAAACTTCAGAGGGTTAGGTATTTTGCCTCTGGAGGGTCGTTGTGTATGGGACGACTAAAAAGATCGCCACAGTGTTACAGGACGAAAGGACGTGTTTCGATTACCAGTCCCTTTTTACTGTCCGGACAGCCACCTGCGGGTGGTTCTTGCGGCGGGCGCAAGCGAAGGAAGGCCGGAACGTCTGCCCCTTGGGAAAGGGCTAGTCTTATAATACTACATTGAGGGGTGGTTACACTTCTTGACATGCGAAAGCCACGGAATCCTCTTTTGGTTTAGGGTAGCAGAGCACAGGAAACGAGTGCTCACCTTTTGGTTCCCCAACCCGTAAG